CTTTAGCATCTCTTTCTTCTTTAGACTGGCTTAAAGTAATTGAAACATTGTTACCAAACTTATCGTTCTTGTCATCTACAATAATAGATAGGTTTAAATACTTCTCTTTGATTAATTTTGTTCTGTCGATTTTTGTTACATCAATAGATGCATTGATAATTGTTGCCATTTTATTTTTTTTAAAGGTTTATAATTCTTGTTCCTATTCTTGCCTGTATATCGGCATCGTATTTTTGAAGCCAGTCCCTACAAAGTTCAATACGATCAATAATTTCTTGCTCAAGAGAAATATCTCGTTTAAACTCGTAGGATACCCAGCGTTCAAAGTCTTCTAAATGTGAATAGCTTACTTTAGTTCCAAAATTAGCAGCAGCAGGAGTGTCGCCTAAATAATAGAATAATGTAGCATATTCTTTATTACATAGCATCATATACGCTCTTAACTGCCATTCGTAGTCTGTATTCAGTTCTAAAGCTGAATCTAAAAATGTTTTTCTATTCCAAGAACATTTAGTGTCAATAATAGAGTTCTCAAGAATTACATCAGGAGTTCCGACCATCCATTCGTTTGCGTAAATATCTTCGTTCTTATAGGCTTTGATACCACCGTATAAAACCTTAGTTGCAAAGTCAATAGCTTCGTTTTCTAATAATATACCTTTTGTTAGATATTTAGATACTATTTCTTCAGTGTCGCCAGAATACCATTCTTTAAGGTAGGTAATACAGGTTTGCGGAAGCTCGCCATCTTTTTTTAACTTCCCCATCAATTTTGACAGGGAAGAAGGTCTTGCTTTAAAGTATTTCATTTCCTTTTGCTGTTAAAAGTCTTAAAGTTTCGGCATCCATTGTGTACCTTTCGTTTATAGCAGTTAAATTCTTTGCATCCTTTAGGTAACCTAATCTGCATTTTTCAAATAACTCCGTACCTATTTTTAATACTGCTTTCGCTGACTTGTCTTCTACTGTTTTAACTGAATCGTGAGTGTTAGTAGCGTCAGCGTCTTTTGTATCGTCAATAAGGAATAAACCATTTAAAGCATATTTTCTGGCATAACTGGTGCTCGCTCCGAACGACTGAGCTATATCCATACCTTTACGATTAGGGTCAATTCCAGCGGATGCTGATGAATTAAACTCCTTACCTTCTTTGTCGATAAATTGAATGTAGCTTTCACAGAAAATTATCCCTGCTTTTTCTTGGATGCTGTCCGATATAACCATCGTGCATCCGTATTTAAGCAATAAAGGTTTTACTGCTTCTAAGATATCCTCACATGAGCGATATTTGTAATTACCAAACTTATTGGTCTGGTTTTTGGGAGCTTTTAGCTCCGATTGAATTTTTAGTAGTGACATAGTTTTCTTGTTTTGGTTTTTAAAGATACTAATTATTTTATTAAATTTAAGTAATTATTTTTAATTATTTGCTTCGATAAATGTAGCTCGTAATCGTTTGTAACTCTTTGTATTTCAGCTTCTTTGACTTTATTTATAAGATACATTGCCTGGACTGATTTGCAGTAGTTACCATCTTCTAATGTTTGTCTATAAAGCCTTTTTAATTTATCCAGCTTACTTTCCTTCGGCGGATTATTAATAAATTTGTGTACAGTTATAATGCTCATTTCTCGTTGGTTATTTCTATTGTTTTAATATAATCACCATTTTCATTATCTATTGCGTTTATTGCCTCTTCTTTGGTTTTATATTCAACACCCAACATTATACCATCTTCATCGTGATACGCATTTACCCAAATGCTTTTAGGGTCAGATACTTCTACTAAATCAAATTGTTTCCAATCTGAAATATGTTTACCATTTAACTCCCATAAAGTTGGATATGGAGATGTTACTTCAAATATTACCATTCCAATTATTTTATCTTTATGTATTTCAAATAGCTTTACTGCGTTACCATCTCTTGTAGCATATTTTTTATTTAAGTCTATCATATTATCGTGGTCTACAAATGTTATAAATAGCACTACCTAAAGAAGATTGACAAGCCAGCACTGGTTGTTTTAAAATTGCTAAAATCAATTCTTCGTAATTCTCGTTGATAAACTCTTCGACATCCTGTGTAAAGTAAATAGGATTCTCTGCCTGCTCCATACTTGTAGGGTCTAATTCAATTTTTACTTGACCTCTTGATATGTCGTAGTTTTCTAATACCCAAAAGCGTAGGTCTGCTTGTTTGAATCTATGGTGGTAAATAATAAAACCATCTGTGTATTCGGTGTAATAAGTGTTTTGATAGTCTATTTCAACTATGTTAATGTCGTTGATAATAGGGTTTTTTAGCTTTTTCATTTTTTTCTTGTTATGGTTAAATTGTTTTTGGTTAATTCTTTGCAGGAATAAATCTTATTGTTAAATCTTTTGTAATAAGAAAGTAAAGCCCTGATTCTGTTACCTTCAACTTTGTGTACTTGCATAGTCTCCCCTATGCTAAGTGATTTAATTTGTCTCGCTTGTTCTTTCTGGTAGATCATTTAATAATTGTAAGGCTCGTTTAAATACTTGGATTCTTGTGTGTACTTGTCTTGACTCGTAAGGGTTTTTCTGTACACTTGGTAACTGGTTTGTTAATTTGTTGATTGCGTCTTTCAAACCTTGCTCGAATGACGGCTCTTGTGGATAGTTGAACATAGTTAGTTTTTGTTTAAATTTTCAATCGCTTCATAGTAAGTGTCTGCTACCATTTCATCGTCATTTTCGCCATTGTAGCTAAAGTATTCTACATCGTGTCCTAACATAGAACAGATACAGATACTACTTTCTAAATGGATATAAACATACCCAGAGTTTGGATTAAAGCCTATCTGAGTAATATGTTCGCCTGAACAGAACTCGGCATAAGCGTCAAACACTTTTGCAAAACCTTTAGCTTCACAATAAGCAATACTTGAATCTACATCGTACATTGTCATAGTTTTCATAATTTTTATATCGTTGGTTTTAATCGATATTCAAATATCTTAATTAAGATTTATATATTAAAACATTTCTATAATAAACTATAAAAGCAAAATGTAACTAACTGTAAATGAGGTAAATTATTTTTAAAGTTTTTTTAGAATCAGGTAAACTACGATACCTATGCCCAGGAGATACAATAAAGTATTGTTTCCTTTTGGCTTCTCTTCTTTGATGACAGTCTTATCTATCTTGATAGCCTTGTTTTCTACCTTAGCGATTTTAAGGCTCTGTAAGCGTTTTCTTTCTTTGACGTGCCTATTTATGTGTATTGCCTTTAGTTTGTACTTGTAGTCGCCTCTAATAGCTTCTAAAGGAGTAACCTGATGGTTTACCAATGTATCAAAAATATATGATATTTGTTCGGTAGTTTCTATATCGCTGGAATCGGTTGCTAATTCCAATTTTTGCACGATCGTAATTACAGAATCCACCTTAGTAGTTTCAACCAGCTTTTTAGATTTGCAAGAAGATGATAGTAAAATTACTACTATTAAGATTATTATGCTTTTGAACTCCATAGTTTTATAAGTTTCTTTTGTCTTTCAAGCCTGCAGTCAGCCTTACACTTAGAGCAATAAACCTTTGAGCCTGATGAAATGTATTCAGCTTCACAACACTCTGATATAGTCAAAGGGTTTACTTTTATCGGTTTTGAGTCTTCTTTTATTTCTTTTGATTTCTTTGCCATAATTTAAAGATATATTATTATCCTTTCGCAAATTTAACCAAAATAAAGTAATATTCCTACTTACCGCTTTCAAAGTCAATATCTCTTTGTAGGCATTCAATAGCTTTTTTTAAGTCCTGCACTAAAGCATCCTTTTTACCTGCTCGTAAGATATACTTAATAGCGTTACCTTTCATAAAGGATAAATTATAAGCATTTGCTATATCAATAACATCAATAGGAACTCCTTTTATTTCTACTTTGTAGTATTTCGGCTTTGTTATAATATCAGCAATTTGATTCCCAGTTAATTCAGTCGGTTTAAATTGATGTTTTACGCTACAATTAGTACATACTTCTGTACACTCGCAATTCTCTAAATGGTTAATTTCTTCGATAGTTTTCATTTTGTTTCTCTTTTAGTTTTTGTTTATTGGTTTCATTTATTAATTCTCTTCTAATAATTTCTATTTCTTTGTATAATTCTTTCAGTTTTTCTACTAATATCTCACTCTTCGTCTTGTTCATAATCTAAAAAATCCAGTCTTGTGTCAATCATTTTAATTAACCTTGCTTGTGTTAAGGTCTTATAACTCGGGAATAAAAGTAGTGATTTCTCTTCTAATTCAAAAAGAAAATAGACAAAAAACTTTAGTTCTTCTAAAATTTCGCCATCAGTCATATCGAATACTTCTTCTTCCTTATTCTCCATATAAAACACCGTTATAAACACATTTATAATCTATTATTGCGTGAGGTTGTGCAAAGAACAAAACCTTATCTCCATCTATCTTAAAGGTAACTTCTAAAAATCCTTGACACCAATCAGCAATCTTACCTGTTGGAAGATACTCTACTGCTTCCATAAGCCTTGTACAGCCTACTTCAAACCATGCGTTGATATTATGCCTATTACGAATATATCGCATACCTAATCTATGTGAATGACCTGTACATCCACTTCCCCAATACTCTATTATATTTTTCTCACTTGCGTTCTTTGTCAAAGATAAACCATGAGTAATATCAAAAATATCAAAATAATTAAATACATCCGTAGGGTCGTAAACCATATCGTTTTCAGCCAAGTGAAGCATCTCTTCAAACTTGGTACTTTCAAAGTGTTTATAAAGAATGGCTAACCTTGCTAATTGACCTTTAGATAATAAGAATGGTTTTGTAACTCGCTCATCGTGATTGCCAGTTCTAATAGTAATTTTTGCATCCGTTGAAAGTCTTAAAGGCTTAAGAATTTGTTCTTCGGTATATTTAAACTCTTCTACTTCGTTGTAGCCGTTTAAAATACCATCCATAAAAAGTTTATTAGTATGTTTAGAAACAAAAGGTAAGTCTACTATATCTCCGTTTATACAGACTTCATCAAATTTATTGTGTTGTAGAATATTATTAATAACTCGTAAACATTTAAGGTCAGCTAACCAACCGTGAGGGTCAGAGAATACAAATAACTTATAAGTTCTTTTGTCGGTTAATTTTTTTAACTGATATTGGTTGTATTCAGTTTCGGATAGTCTTGGTCTGTACATAGTTTTTTTGTCGAAATTACTAATTATTTTAGCAAATGCAATTATCTTTTATTCAAAGGCTTACGATTTATTGTAGTCATATAACCACCTAAAGCAATTAAAGCTGATAGGAATAGCTTAATGCAAGTATTTATAGACCATACAAAGTTATCCCAGTCAATAGTCACCCAAGCATTTGCAATAGCTACAATAGCACCAAATACAGTTGAAAGTGTGTTACGTAATTTTAGCATATTCGTTATATTCAGCTAATCTTCTATTTAATAAACCTTTGTTTACTACACCTCCTGCT